GCACCTGATAACAATTCAGGTAGATACTCTGGCGTATGTTCTTTATCTTTGCCATCTAGTATCTGAATACCACCTAATATAGCATTATGTATGGCACGATCTTTACAAAACTTTTCTGTGGTTTCTAATAGCCATTCTAAGTTTACTGGCTCTTTATTAAATGTAGATAATATTTCTGTTATCTTTTTGTATTCATCTTCATTAACACTTTTGTTAGAGTTCATTTCAATAGATAAAGATTCTTTTGTTGGTAGATTATTATACTTATCAACAAAACGATATATCTCAGAGAATAATAATCCCTCTAGTCTATCAGCAAAGTATTCTTCTTTGATAAAAGGTAAAACTTTTCTAGTGTATTCTTCGTTGTATATTAAATTACTTAAAGCTGTTTGTTCAATTCTTGGCATTTAGTTTATCTTCTTTTAGTTTTTCATCAAGCAACACAACAAGTATATCGCCGACATGGTTAATAAATTCTTGACTATCACAATCTGCGTCAATGTTATTCTCTATTATAACATAATCGAACTGCATAGGCAAGGTACCATCAGGTCTTTTTTCAGACTCAGGTCTGATCCCAACGGCACCGTACTTATAAACTATTGATGAAAATGGACCACTAATTAACTTCAATGCCGTAAAGTCCTCTCCAGGTTTCTCTACGAACACATAGTCTTCCCTATGTTTAGGGTTAGTCGTCTTGTGAGGTTTCGGTATCTGCTTCAACTCCATCTCCATATTTAAACTCTTTGCTACATACTCCATCTAATTGTTCTAGTATCTCTTTAGTGAAATATTTTTTAGGGTCATTATTAATAGTTTTACCAAATGTTTTTGTGCCGTCTGGTAATTCAATCCTAGTAGAAACTTGTTTAAATATATTATGTTTTAAAGCCAAGTCTAGTAGACCGTAGTATCTATCTAAACCTTTGCTGTAGGTTAATCTAACATCTACAACTTTGTTTTCTTTAGTTAATCTTGATTTATAATTCTTACAATGTATTATATTACCAATGATCTCAGTACCATCTTTCTCTTTTCTCTTAGAAAGATATACGATTGATGACGCTGCATATTTCAATCCTGATCCGCCACCCATTTCTTTCTGTGGGAACATAGAACCAATAACATCATATGTATGATTAGTAATAATCAAAGGCACTTTTGCCTTACCTAATTTTAAAGTCAATACTCTAAAGGCAGCCTTAACAATTTGTGCCCTCGTCATATCTTTAGTTTCTTTTCCGTCTTGTGTATCTTCAATTTCTTTTGTAGTAGATAACATACCTAAACTATCTAATACTAATAGTAATGGTTTTTTCTCTTTCTTATCTTGTTGAGAATACTTTTCTAATACAGTTAATGATTGATGTCTGAATTCTTGTACAGTAGTTACTGGCATTACAACCATTCTAGTACTGTCTATTCCTCTTTCTTCTATAATCTCTTTAGTAATTGCTGATTCTGATTCAAAGAATATTACACCACCGTCAGGATTCTTATCTAAGAAATGTTTACACATACCTAATACAAAGAAAGTTTTACCTGTGGCACTTTCACCTGCAATCGCTGTTATCTTATTTGATGGGAGTCCTCTATGAATAGAGCCGCCTAATAAGGCATTGAATATATATGAACCTGTATCTATAAACGAATCAACATCACCTGAAGCACCGTCTGATACTAGACTGGCATATTCATTACCAGTTTCTTTTATTATATCTTTTAAAAAATCACTCATTAATTATCCTTTTAGTTTCATTACAGTTTCATTATATATTATACTATATTTATAAGATTTGTCAAGCAAAGAATTCATCTAAATTTGCCTTTCTGGAATGTTGAAATAAATCAAAATTCTTATCACCAAAACACCACACATTCTCTATAAAAATTTTATTCATAAAGTCTGCTTTTTCTTTATCGTCTTTAAATAGTTTATCTGACTTAGGTCTTTGCATAATTCTCATACCGATCTGACCTAGAAACTTGTCTTTCATTCTATTTACTAGTTCATCACTTGATCTATATCTAGTACCTTTGATCTTTGGATCCATAATATTCACAAATAGAAACTTTGATACTGCCAACGATTTCTCAGCAACAGGTAAATAAAATTCATCACGCCATTTCTCATACTCATTAAATTTAGACCACGATTGATCCTCTTGAAACTCACCACCCTTATTATATTCTTCTGTTGAGAAGTAAGGTGGAGAAGTAAATGCAACATCTATTGGTGGCAACTTGTGATATGGTAAATCTTCTGCACCACAACGCCATATTGTAACCTTCTTAGGTTTAGATAATAATTTATTATACTTTGATATCTGTTGAGTATATCTAGCATATGTATTTGGATTAGGATCACAACCATAGTATTCTTCGGCATCACTAGCAAAGAAACCTGCAAGTCTATCGCCCCAACCACAACTTGTATCTAATACTGTCTTGGCATTAGTCATTTGATATATTGCTTTTGCAACAACAGGTTTAAATTGTGTTGCAACATATGTACCTAATCTAAATGCCTCTACTATACAAGAAGCAGTTAATGAACCACCTTTTAATTCTTCTGTCACAGTACCATCTGCTTGAGTAACTTTAAGAAGTTTTACATCATTGATACCTCGCCATATAGGACCTAAACATTTCCATATAGCATATGCGTCACCATTTTCCCATACTTCTTTAGGTGCTCTATGTCCATAACTACTACATTCTAATCGTAGGTCTTGCATAAAATAGTTTGATACTTTGTTAAAATTACTAGCACCATTTATAAGTCCTAGTCCGTACCGTGAATAAGGATATTCATAGTCATCATATTTTTCAAAAACTTCTTTCTCAACCTGTTCTTTTGGTATACAAATAGAAGTAGTATCAAATTTTCTTAGACGTTCAAAGGTATTTCTCATATCATCTTCTGATATATCTATAAGTGGGAATACAGGTCGTTCAGTTGCGATATAGTCAGCAAGGTTCTTTCTCATCGCCACCTTGCCATATTCTGCGTTCATTGATTCAAATGTCTTATTATCTAGTATAGGTAGTTTATCGTCCCCAGCGGCGTCTAATAGACGGCTATATAGTGTATTATTACGTTTATAGTCTTCAAAAGGTTTAATCATATTATTAGTATATCACAATCTATGTTATTTGTCAAGGGTTTAAAAGAACTCATCTAGGTTTGATTTCTTCTCAAAGTTCCATCCTATTGCATTTACAATAAATCTTAATGGTTCTAAGAATGATTTAGTAAACATTTCATCATAATCAATATATTGATGTAGTTTAAATTCTTTTGGTAGTTGATTTGAAAACGATATAACATTTTCTCTCAAAGTATTAGGTTCTTTTAATGATATAAACTTAATCTTATCACCACTTTGTATCGTTTCGTATTTTGATAATTTGTGTTTCTTCAATAGATTATTATAAAGCAAAGAACCTCTTACATGAATAGGTGTGCCTTTCAGATATATATCTTTTGTTGAAGAATACTTTTTAAGATTATTACAACTTCTAGGATAAGCAATTTCTTCAGGTGGCAACTTCTTAAAGTGTGTTCTAAAGTTCTCTATAAATTCAATCAATGCAGGTTCATCTTTATTCATAATCACATTCAATGCTTCTTTAATCTTTACACGACAAGGTGCAGGAGTTGAAGACTTAACTGCCTCGATACCCATGATCTTTAGTTTAGGTTCTTTTAGATTGATACCATCTTCGTTAAATACATTTAAAATATATCTTTTCTTAGCAGTCCATATACCTTTGTTAGCGATTACTTCTCGTTTCATAATCATTTTCTGATCGTAGGCATTAACATACTTTGCTAGTTTAGCGAAACTAGAATCAATAAATGGTTGTAGTTTTTCTTCAGAAAACTTATCTAATACTTTTACAATCTTTCTATTATCAGATTGATCTTTAAATATCTTATCAACCATGCCACCTAGTTTAACATAGATTGAATCTGTATCAGACGCAACAACATATGAAATATTTTTAGTACTCAATAGTTTGTTTAGATAATCATTCACGTCACGTTCAATCCATCTGATAGTCAACTGACCTGCCATTGTAATACCTTCAGCGTGTCTTACATCAAAATATCTAAAGTATTGATTACCGATAGCACCATAGGCACTATTTAAAGCAATCTTTCTTGACAGTTGAATATTATAGTTTGTAGATATCTCATTCTTCAATCTTTCATCACCAGTTTCTTCATACAATGCTTTTGCTTTTGCCATCTTGTTTTTATATATGACTCTCTCTTTGTATAACTTATCCATCAGTTCAGGAAGAAAACCTTGTTTGTCTGTTCTAAATTTTGCACCGTTAGGAGTGATAGTAACTCCATCTAAATTAGACAGATCAGATTTTTGATTTAACATATTTTCTACATTAACAACACCTTTATCACAACTAACAAAAGTTTCAGGAGAGATATTGTATTGCATAATTAAATGTGGATACAAACTGTTTAAATCAAAACTTACAATCCAATCGTGAAAACCTACAATAGGATCTTTTACATATGCACCTTCATAACCTCGTGACTCTTTAGACTCTACGACAGCAGGTGCAACAATATTTTTAGATTTTAGATGATTGAATATGATAGTATCCCACATACGAACTTGACCGAAACAATCTTGATAATTAACTTTTGCCTCATAGGCCATAGTCAAATGTAGTTCAATCAATTTCATCTTGTCTTCTAGTTTATCAACAAGTTCTACATCTTGTATATTGTATTCTATAAACTGTTGATAATCTTTTTGATAAAACTCTTTAAATGTATCAAAAGGATTCTCGTGTTTGTTTTCACCTAGTTCTACTTCACCTATGTAATCTAGTTTATAACTCTCACGTCTAACAAATGTATGTTTACGATATAGATCAAGGTAATCTAATACAGAAACACCCATGATATCCCAATAGTTCTGTTCTTTATTAAAACCTTTTGCTGTTGTTCTAGTACTTTGTTGTGATACTACATTCCAAGGACTAAACTTTAAGATGTATTCATCACCCATCAGCCTTCTAAATCTATTCATTAAGAAAGGCATATCAAAAAATTTAACATTCCAACCTGTGATGATATCAGGATTATAGTCTAACCAAAATTCTAAAAACTTTTCAATCAATGCCGTTTCAGTAGCACATTTAATAAATGTTACGTCATCACGATCATTAACAAAATCATTCATAGCGAAAACAATTATCTTCTTCGTTGTGTGTTCTTTTACTGTAATAGAAATTAGAGGTTGGGATGCCTCATCTGGACTAGGGAAACCGTTCTCACTCTCACACTCAATATCGATTGTAAGTATTCTTATATTTTTAATATCCCAATCAACTTTTTTAGGAAATTCATCTGCAATAAATGGATATTGATATCTTGTATTACCATAGTAATCAAAACCACTCACGTCTTTATATTGGTCAATCCACTTCTTCGCTTCAGGCATACTTTCAAAAGTAACTTTGCCAACATTAGTGCCGTCTAGTGTTTTGTATTTTGATTCTTTACCTGAAGGTACGAATAAGGATGGTTTATAATTGATTCTAAACTTCTTATGACTACCATCATGGTTTACACCACGAACCAATAGTCTGCCACGATAAGGCAATACCGAAGTATAGAATTTCATTAATGATTATATTTGTTTGTTGTTAAAATGTTTATTTAGATTTATAAGTTTTTCTTCCGCAGCAGAAAGTTGATCTAATAGTTTATCTAGTTCAGTCAAGTGCTGAGGATGTTCTCCTATTGCAACTGGATTGTCAAAATAAATTATCATTGTAGCATTTGCCGAAGCGATATCAGCGATATACTTCTTCTCTAATGCTTTATATAGTGGGTTGTTTGCTTGATGATTTTGTGCCATTGTTCACTCCTTTAATTATATAATAGTATAACAGATTTAGACTTATTTGTCAAGCGTTTTATATGGGTTAATATTAACTCCTCGTGTATCATCACGGTCAGTTCTTTCAATCCAAGAAGAAAGAACAAACTTTCTATTAGGATTTACGTTTACTTTAAACCTAGTCAATAAATCTCTATTTACAAGGAATGTACTTCTTGAACCTTTTGTTGTTAATCCGATAGGTACATCTGTATAGAGTTTGTTATTAAAATTTAAATCTACAAATACAATAGGTCTTTTATCTACCATGTTCATTCTAGTTGCCTCAGACGTACCTTCTAGTTTACTTGTAAACTTCTTGCCATCTTTTTCCCATTTGACAATTTTACCTGATACATCTACCTTGTCAACACAGAACATTGACGCACTAGTTCCGTTTCCTGTGTCAAGTTTTGCTCTAACAGGTCCGTAACCATCTATACTAATTCTTTCATGGAAACCTGCCTCTTTTGTAAATGAGTATTTTCTATGAATATCTTGAGCAAGATAATTAAATAATTCTTTAACTACACTATCTGGTGTACTTTTTCCTACATACGATCTATCTTTTAATTTAGTATTGTATAGAGCAAACTCTGAACCTATGCCAGGTGAACCATTACACTCTAATACATATAATTGTTTATCAACGATTGCATGGTCAACACCAACCATGTAAGCACCAACAGAACGTGCAGCTTGTAATACTACTTTATGTTCTTCGTCTGATAGTTTGTAAGGCTCAGTAGTTGCCTCTCTATGTCTATTAGAACGAAAATCTTTCTTAGCACTAATTCTTTTTGTGGATGCTAATACTCTACCATCTATTACGATTGTACGAATATCATAGTCAAATTTTAAAAACTCTTGAAGCAATAAAGCAGCACCAAACTTCCATAGCGATTGTGCTACAGAGATCATACTCTTTTCAGATTCAACAATTGATACACCAATACCTTGTGTACCTGTAAGTGTTTTCATAATGATAGGATACTTGCCACCTAGTTTCTCGTGGGCATGAAGTAATCCTTTTTCATTTGAAATTAAAGCAGTTCTAGGTGTAGGTATATTATCCCTCTCAAAAGAAATATATGCTGACATCTTGTTATCACAAGTGAGCATACCGTTTCTAGTGTTTATCATAAACGCACCTGCGTTTTCGAATGTTGATAATAACGCTAAACCAGTTTCATCTTCAAGAACACCTGCTCGTGTAAAGCAAATTGTTTTTGAAAGATTGAATTCTACTTCTGTATCTTCACCATCAATGTTTGATACAAGTAAAGTACCTTTGTCTAAATCATTCTTTGATACCCAAGCCTCAGTAGTATTAATAATATGACAAGGAATATTTCTCTTATTACATTCCTTTAATATCATATTACTAACAACAGACTTGCTATCAGCATTGACCTTAGTTAAGATAGCAACTTCTATATTGCTCTTCTCAACTTTTTCAGATATGAATTCTTTAAACTTCGGTGCCTTCATTTTCTATTTTCTTACCTATATTATATTTTGCCTGCAGGTCCCACTCACCTTTTTCTTTAAAACTTAATACTTTAATTTGTGATAATGGTGCCTTCTTCTCAGCAATCGTGTTGTTTAATATAGCAATTAATCCCCAATCACTTAATAATTGAGTAATTGTATTTCTTCTCTCAGCGTCATTCTCAGAAAAGTTTGATGCCTTACCATCTAAAGCAAACAGTTCTTTAAAATGCACTATAAAATATCTTCCTTGTTTGTGTAATATGTGGCAAGATTGAAATAACTTTTTGTCTTTTCTTGACGCCACGCCTATTCTTGTAAGAGTCTCCCTAACTTTAAGAAAGTCGTCAGGTTCTTTTAACTGTACTTCTAACATCTTCTCTGGATGCCATAGATTATCTAATTCATTCATTTTGTCCCACCTTTATATAATTTCTCTTTAATCAATTTCAGTTGATCTTTAGTGAGTATATCTAGTACAGTTTTTGCTTTTTCATTACTATATCCATAATACTCTTTTACCAAATCAATATCTTTTAATTTACTAGCTCTCAGAAAAGGACTAAACCTTTTCTTTGATCTAATACTATTTAGTAGAAATGAGTATTGCATATCCTTATCTAAGAAGTGATTACGATTCACTTCATTGACAAGCATTATAGTGTCTTGAAAACCAGACAATATCTTATTGATTATAAAGGCAGGATACTTCTTAATCCATTCTTTATCTTCGGACTTCATTAAGTTCTTTTTAGTGAAGTTTATAGAGTTTAGATAGTCTTTAAGTTCATACATTATTTGAATTTGACCTGGGACATTAGTTCAGTTAAACAGGCAACTAAATTAATCTCTTGGTCAGCAACAAACGCCGATTTGTATTGATAGTCGGCAATGATTAATACAGCATGAGGTATTGTAGATGGTTCTAAATTAGTATATAATGTATCATATATCTTTCTAAAAATCTTAACAGGATCATTGTCAAGGTTATTGACAACCCATTTTCTCATATCACTAAAGGCTTTACCTTTAAGGTGTGTGACCAGAGTCTTTAGATTTTCATCTGATACATTCACTAAAATGCCAGCGTCTATACTACCACTTACTGAATATCTTTGTAGTTCATTAATTAGTTTTCTGAAATCTGGAAAGTGTTTTGTAATTAGTTCAACAAGGACCTTATCTTCATAATCTACATTCTGCTCTTTAAGAATATAGACGGCTCTTTCAAACAATCTACTTGCCAGTTTAGGTTTATCTTTAGGGTTTACTTTAAACTCTATGTTTGAGAATCTACTATGTAAAGGTTCTATGATTCTGTTTTTGAAATTACAAGTAAGAATAAATCTACAATTCTTATGAAACTCCTCTACGAATCCTCTAAGAGCAGGTTGTGTTGATTGTGGATTAAGATAGTCTGCCTCATCTAGTATTACAACTTTCTTACCGCCTGATAGCGATACAGTTGAAGCAAAGTTTTTAATCTTGTTTCTTAGTACATCAATACCACCTTCTTCTGAACCATTTATCATAATCCAATCGCAGTTCATTTGATTACACAATGCTTTCGCAACTGTGGTCTTACCGATACCTGCAGTACCAGAGAACAACATATTAGATATCTCGCCTTTCTTAATAAAGGCAGAGAATAAACTTTTTAAAGAATCAGGTAATATACAATCATCAATAGTCTTTGGTCGATACTGCTCGACCCACAAAAAATCTGTATTCATACAGACCTACTTTGTAATAGTACTGTCTGGTTCTAAAGCGATCCAGTATTCAACAGGTAGTTTTGTGTGTTTAAAGTGTGAGATTGATTTTGAAGATACTGCAACATCATAGTCACCATCTAGCATTTTCATATTCTCTACTTTGAAATAGAAAGTATAATCTGCTGTTGCACTTTGACCAACAACAATATCAAATGTATTTGCTGTATCGTTTTTCTTATCACAAATTTTAAGAACAACATCGCCACCTTTTGTACCGATCAATGCTAAGTCTGGTGTTTTTAAAATCGCAGCCATCTTTAACAGTTCTTTATAGTTTGTTGATGATAGACTAAAGGTTACATCTGCCTCAGGCATATTAACTGCTTTAGTGGGTGATACTATTACTGACGGATCAGAATAAAAGTATTTTACTTTTGATTTACTACCCTCAGATGATATTGTCATATACTTATCTTGTAAAGATAACTCTGGTTTTGCAAAGCATGATACCGCTGATAAAAATTCATTTAGATCATAGATACCAAACTCGTTAGTAAATTCGTCTGAAATCTTTGCCTTAGCAAAAATGTTTCTCATAGTTGAGATAGTTGATAACTCATTACCTTCTTTGATTAAGATATTAGTATTAATACCTGCAAAGTTTTTAAGAGTTTCGAGTGTGTTTTGATTTAGTTTCATTATATATATTCTCTTTCAATTGTTGATTTGTTTCATTATATCATTATTATAAGGGCCTGTCAAGCAGGCCCCAATATTATTATTTGATTTTGATTGACTTAGGTTTCTTTTCCTCAGGTACAATCTTTTCAAGATCAATAACAAGCATACCGTCTTTCAATTCAGCACCATTTACAACGACATCATCTGCCAAAGTAAACGTTCTAGTGAATTGTCTTTTTGATATACCTTTATGTATAGACCCAGCCAACTCTGGCTTATCATTAGTATGAATAGATTTAACTGTCAATTGACTATCAGCAGTAGATATGTCAATATCTTTTTTACTGAAACCAGCAAGTGCCATTTCAATATTCCAGTTAAGGTTATCTATTTTGTTAATGTTGTAAGGGGGATAATTTACAGTTCTTTGAGTATCTAGGTGTAAATTAAAGTGGTCGAAAATGTTTTCGAACCCTACTGAAAATGGTCTTAGATCATTCCAGATTCTTAGTTCTCTATTAGTCATATTTGCTCCTTTGTAAAGCGAGTTAATTATGATACCTCTTATGAGCGTATCGTTAATATATATAAGTATTATTTTTTTTAATTCAAGTCTTATATAAAAAAAAGGTAGTTTCTTTTATCACGGAGTGAAACTACCAAACGTCACCGAATTAAGTATCTTTGCGGAAGATACTCTACCTCTTAAATGTAAGGGCTTACGATCAGCCTCACATTACTATTTATACGCAAAAATAGTCTTATCGATTAGAATAAGCGTATTTTTGTTTTCCGTATAAAGCCCTAATACCAGCAGATACAATATCTTTCATACTCTTTTTAAAGATTCTTGAAGCGCCTGCTGCAATAATAGATTTAGTAGGTGTACCTAGTCTATATGAAGTACCTTTAGATGATTCATTAATATAAACCATATGTCCTTCAACTCTTAATTGATCTATCATCGCTCTTGGTGATGTTAAATCAAATTTACTTCTCAAAGTTGACCATGTTACTGGTGCACCTTTTAGTAATAGATTTAATACTTTTGTTTTTTTTGCTAATGTTTTTCTAGCCATTATATTTTCCTTTTTCAATTTGTTGTTTTTAGTTTAATTACATAGATGATATCAAACAACATAGATATCAAGTAATTTTATAATTCGCCTTTCAGCGCTTTAATTTTGTTGTCTTTCTTGTGTCTTCTAATAGACTCTTTTCTTGCCTCTCTTTTTTTCATAGAGGGTTTGATAAAATGAGCTCTATCTTTTAATTCTTTCATAACGCCGTCTTTCATTAACTTTTTCTTTAAGACTCTTAATGCCTTCTCAACGTTATTGTTTCTAACTTCTATTGTGTATACCATATTATTTGTCGCTAAATGTTATATAAGTCACGTCTTGTACCCATGCGGCAGGTATGATTGTAACGTTTCCTACTGTTAATGTTCCGTCTTCATCATCTACAATGTAGTCTGTAAATATTATAATTTTATCTTTTGTTTGTAGCAGTTTATATCCTAATGAAACAGGTCTAGCAGCTTTTGCCAGTAATGCCTTATTGATATCCATCCAACCACTATCACCAACAGCGTCATACCATTTGACTTCAACTAAAGGATAATCAGCGATTGTGCCTGTTAATTTCTGTGTCTTTTTATTCTTTGTTTCTTTTCTATAACTCATATGTAAATCTTTCATTCGTTATTATAACACTTTTTGATTGAATAGTCAAGCAGTTCACATTCTGTAATAACTTAGGGGATTTTAACCCCCTAAGCGGACTTACATTATGAATAGATTTTGGGTTAGACTTCAAATGTGTCCTCACCGTCCTCACTATCATTGGAATTCTTTTCAGATAAAATCTCTGCCTCTTCAGCATTCTTTTTATCTTGTAGTATCTGATCAGCAGAAACCCCAGCGTCTACCTTTGTATATAGGTCAACAAATGATGTCTTCGTATCATTATCGAATCTATTAGTACACACTTCGATTGCTTTCATTTTACTCTTAAAGATTGAATATGCCTCAGCGATATGTACAAGTCTTCTCGTACTAATTATCTCATCAACACCACCGTCTTTATAAGTCTTTCTGATAACATCTGCCCACGTCACTAGATTAGTAGCAAACTTCTCATCTGCTTTACCGGCAGACTTTAGTTTAGTAGCAATAATCTTCTGTTCTGTTTTTGCAGCAGGATATTCTTGTTCAAATGTAATCGGGAATCTTTCTAAGAAAGCTTCGTTAAGAACATTAGTACCGATAAACTTACCGTCATCTGATCCTTGACCTTTTGTATTTGCAGTAGCAAGTACATTGAAGCCAAACTTTGGTTTAACAAACTTGTTAATCTTTTTAACATAGATTCCTGATCCTTCAAGAATAGGTTGTAAACACATAATCTTATTAGACGCAAGATCGATCTCATCAAGAAGTAAAACGGCACCTCTTTCCATTGCTTCGATCACAGGACCATTCTGCCATACGGTCTCACCGTTTCTTAGTCTGTATCCACCAAGTAAATCATCTTCATCTGTTTCAATCGTAATATTAACTCTAATCATTTCTCTCTTAGCGACAGCACACGCTTGCGTTACTGCAAGTGTCTTACCGTTACCGGATAATCCTGTGATGAATATAGGATAAAATCTTTTAGAAGTTATCACATTTTTAACATCAGCAAAGTTACCGAAAGATACAAAGTC